CGCAGGTATCAAATTAGGATGTGATGTAACTGCAGGTACAATTCAAACCGGAGCGGCATTGGGTGACCTTTATGGATACTCAATTACGTTGACTGGTATGGAACAATTGCCAGCACCATTCTTAAGTGGGTCAACAACAGCAGATGCATTTGCAGCAGTAGCATTAAACGGCTCTACTATCGTATACAGTTAATAGTATAACGAACAAAATATTAAAAGGGGATAATTCTTTGGAGTTATCCCTTTTTTTGTTTATATTGAGAATATTTACAATTCACTTTGTTAAATAAAGAAAGATAATACAAGATAATGTTAGCATATTATTTAGGTAATACCAACAACTTTACAATCAGAACGCAGGATACAGCATCATTAACATCATCATTTACAATGTCATATCAAGATATGTACACATTGAAAAATGGTACAATAGATTTGTATTCAAGTTCATTTACTGCATATGAAAACTTATATGCATTTACAGCAAGTTTAAGTGGGGCATATAGTGGACAAGATTTAAGATTGGTATTATATAATGGAACAACTGAAATATGGAATGGTGCATTAGAAGTATTCCAATCTCAATCATACGATAAACCAACATATAAAACACAGATAACAGATTATAAGTCTCACTTGAGTACTAATGAATATATTATAATGACATAAAATATGAAAAAACAAACCAATTTTAGTATTGTTAACATAACTAACAATATGTTACCAATAATAACTGAAGATACAAAGACGAGATACCAATGGGTGCCTTTTGGCGTTTATGGACATGATGATTTCTTTGGTGCAGTAACATCAACTTATAATGTGAGTACAACAAACTCAGCGTGTATAGAAGGTATAGCAGATTTGATATTTGGAAAAGGAATTTATTCTAAGGATGAGGAATTTAATAAAATATTTCAGAAATTAATTCCACAAGAAGAAACTAAAAGAGTAGCATTTGATTTAAAATTGTATGGTAATGCAGCATACCAAGTTTATTGGGATGATTCACATAGTAAAGTAATTAAATTTTATCACGTACCTATTCAAAACTTAAGAGCAGAAAAAATATATTCTAATCCTAAAATTGAAAATTATTATTATTGTACAGATTGGAATGACCAGAGAAGTGTAAGAAATAAGAAAAAGATACCTGCATTTGGAACATCAAAAGAAAAATGTGAAATACTTTACATTAAAAATTATTGTCCTGGTTTGTATTATTATTCACTACCTGATTGGGTAGCTGCATTACAATTAGCAGTATCAGAAGGTGAAATCTCTAACTTACATTTTAATAATATTACATCAGGTTTCTTACCGGCTGTAATGATTAATTTTAATAATGGAGTTCCAGCACCTGAAGAAAGACAAACTATTGAAGATTTATTGCAAGCTAAATTTACAGGCACAGATAACGCTGGTAGATTTATGGTAACATTTAATGATGACCCGGCAACAAAACCAACAGTAGATGCAATTCAAGTTGAAAATCTGCATGAGAAATATGAATATGTAGCAAATTATGTGCAAGACCGTATATTGGTAGCACATAGAGTTACATCTCCATTATTATTTGGTATTCGTACTGCAAATAATGGATTTAGTTCTCAATCAGAAGAAATGAAAACAGCATTCTCTATTCTACAAACAATGACGATAGCACCTTTCCAAAACTTAATTTTAAATGCATTAGATACTGCATTGACAGAAGGTGGATGGGATGATGGTGAAATATATTTTGAACAATTAACTCCATTAGTAATTCTTTCAACAACAGCAGAAGAGACAGGTAAAACAGTAGCGCAAGTTGAAGATGAAACAAATAAAGCATTAGAAAATCCAGCAACTACTGAAGATGCAGGAGCAGCAACAACAGAAGAACCTAAACCAACAGAAAAGATGCAAGATGATGTAAGACCGCCAGTTAGTTTGAGTTCACCATTTTTTGAAAGAGAATACGAAATATTAAAATAAAATAAATTATGGCTTACGCACTTTTTATAAGCAGAGACGATATTATTAAAAATTCACCATTACAAGGTGCAATTGATGCAGATGCTTTATTACCATTTGTAAGAACGGCTCAAGATAAATACTTAAAGAATTTATTAGGTACGGTTCTATACAAATATTTACAAGACCAGATTATTGCTGGAACTTTTGGTACTTTAGATGCATATTATCAAACCTTAATGGATGAATGGATAAAATATACCCTAATTTGGTATAGTTGTGTAGAATATATTCCATTCAGTAATGTACAATTCCGTTCTAATGGTGCAATTAAATTGACAAGTGAGCAAGGAACAGCACCTGATAAAGCACAGATTGATTATCTTTTACAAAAGGCAGAAGCAAATGCTGAATACTATGCATTAAGATTACAAAACTATTTAATTGCTTATTCAAATAAAATTCCACAATACTTACAAAGTGTTGGTAATCAAACTCAGATATATCCTGATATGACAAATCAATATTTTGGTGGTATTCAATTATAAACTATGGCAACAAACTTAACACATAACGCAGGTGTAAACTATACTCTATATTTCAATATCCTTAATTATTTTAAGACGATAATGAAAAATCATCCTGGTATTAAATTAGTATCATTGGGTGGTTTAGATAATATAGACCAAAAAGAATTTCCAATGTATCCAATTGGGAATGTAAATATAGTTGATACTCGCTTTGGTTTATCTACAACAACTTATACAGTTCAATTATTAGTAGCGGATAAAGGTGAAAACAAAAAGAATGAAAGTGATGAGTATAATAGACAAACCGTTCCTTTTTTTGGTGTAGATGATGATGTAAGTATCTTTAATAATACATTGGGTATATTAAATGATTTAACTTCATATACACAAAGAGGAGTTGTTGGATTTGAAATAGCAGATGAGATTGTGTGTGAACCCTTTGTTGATAAGTTCAATAATGGGCTGTGTGGGTGGGTTGCAACGTTCAACCTAATCACTCACAACGATAAAAACCGTTGTCTTTTTTTTTTGATTAACCCTTCGGGAAGTGGTTATCTAATAAGAGAATGTATATCGGGTGATGAATATAAAGCAGTATTGGCAGAAACTGCAAGTGTGGGTAGTGTAATAAGTTCACTAAGTCAACCATTCAGATACGATGGAAATCCTGGTGGTAATTTAGTTTGTTACCAAATTGTAGAGAGTATAGATGGTGGAGAATGGGATTATGTGAATTTACCAGTGTTATCTATACCATATCAAAGTTATGATAGTTGTTCTATATGTGAATTATGGATACAACCTAAGATATGGAGTACAACACCGGAGAATTGGAGTTCAGGTCCAAATGTATCATTTAGAACTTGGGCAAATGATTAATAAATAAAAGAAAAAAAATATAAAATGGGAAGTTTAAGTAATTTATACATTTCACAGAGTTATCAATCTCTGATTCATTTAGGAACTAATAATACCGCATCTGCAAATCTAATTGAATTGCAAGATGGATTAGGTAATGGTTTAGGTGTTTATGTTAATACTTTAGGAAATATTAGTGCAAGTGGTAATATATACGCAACAAATTTGACAGGTAGTACAGTTGATACATCTTCATTAGTAACTACTTCATCTTTTAATTCTTTTACTCAATCATATTATACTGATAGTGCATCTTTTAATAATAGAATAAATAATGTAACATTTGATACATCATCTTTAGTATCAACATCATCATTTAATGCATATACTCAAAGTAATGATAGTAAAGTAAATGCATTAATTGCAAAAACTGGCTCATATGCAACAACTGGTTCAAATCAATTTAATGGTGACCAAAATATAACTGGAAGTTTAACAGCATCAGCTGATATAAGAGTAAACTTATTAACAATAGGTAAAGGTGGTGGAAGCATTGCAACAAATATAGCAATTGGTAGTGCATCTTTACAAAGTAATACAACAGGAAATACTTCTGTTGCAATTGGTCAAAATACATTAAAAGCAATTACAACAGCAGCAAATAATATTGCAATTGGTAGTGGTGTATTACAATCTTTAACATCAGCAACAGCGGCACAAGTTACACAAAACGTTGTAATAGGTGGTTCAGCAGGTTCAGCAATGATAATAGGTGCAAGAAATACAATTATCGGTGCAAGTGCATTTATTAGTGCGAATAATACAGAAAGAAATACAGGTATTGGTAGAGGTGTATTACAAGTAATAGGAACTGCATTAGGAAGTGGAAGTGCATATAATACAGCAATTGGTCATAACGCAGGATTAGGATTATCAAGTGGTTCTAATAACGTTATTATACATGGTGGAAATAGTGCAGGTGAAGGTTGGAATAGTGGTAGTAATAATAATATTATTGGTATGGATAGTGGCTTACCTACATCTTTAGATAATTCAACAATTATTGGTAGAGGTATTACAGGTTTAACAAGTCCTACTTCTAACGCAGTAATATTAGGTGATGGACAAGGTAATGTATTATTAAGAAGACGTTCATTAAATGCGGTAACTGAAATTAGTTCATCTGTAATAGTTTCAGGTTCAGTAGAAACAACGGGTGATATAACTGGAAGTAATATAATTTCAACCGTTAATGGAAGTAATGCAGGATTTATGTTTAAACAACAATCTTCAGGTTCAACTGCATTTACTTATAATACAATGTTGGAAAGAGACAAATTTAGAATTTTCCAATATCAAGGTCAGAACTATGTATTCAATATGATTTTGACATCAGACCAATTAAATGCATATACCGGTTCTAAATTCCGTATGGGATTACAGACTGGTGGAGGACCTTCTATTACAGATTATTGGAATTTAAATAGTGGCTCTACAATCAATGGTGATGGAAGTATAAAGGGATTAGATTATTTAAATACAGCGCAAGTAAACCAATTCGTAGCACCGGTAACAATAGACCAAAAATTATATGTTCAACAAGGAGCATATGTTAGTGCAAGTGCAGGTGGAACAGCATTAACAATTAATGCAGGTACAAATACTTCTATTTCAGCAACGGGTTCAGTGAATGTTTCCGGTAGTATAACAATACAAAGTGGCAGTGGTGATTTATATGTACATGGACACAAACAATTTAACTATGGTGCTTTCCAAACTAATATAACTAAGAGTGGAAGCGCTAGTGTATCTCAAAGTATCTCATTTGAAATTACAGATACAGCAAGTGGTGTAAGTATGGTGAGTGGCAGTAGAATGACATTTGCAAACGCAGGTGTTTACTCAACTACTTTCTCAGCGCAAGTTGAATGTAGTGCTGGAGCAGATACTGCATGGATTTGGTTAAAAAAGAACGGAACAAATGTAGCGGAAAGTGCAACTAAAGTAGTAATGGCTAATAACACAGCTCAATGTTTAACAGTAAACTTTGTGAATGAATTAAATGGTGGTGATTATTTAGAATTAGCTTGGCAAAATAATGCAGGTAATGCAAAACTATTAGCAGAAAACGCAAGTGGTAATATTCCAGCAATTCCATCAGTAATCATAACATCAGTTCAAGTTAGATAATATATGGCTAAATCTTTAGAACAAGTAATAAAGAAAGCAAATTCATTAGCAGATATTGTTTCAAAAAGAGTATCTGCAAATGCACCTCGTAAAGCCGGCGCAAAAGGTGGTAATTTAAGAAGAGCATTAAGAAGTGCAAATAATCTAAATACAATGTTAGATTTGAAAAAAGGAACAACAAAAGGAGTTCCTATTCAAAGTGTAACATTTAGTATTGATTACGCACCTGAAGGAGCAGAATATGGTATGTGGTGGAATGACCCAACGATAAGTAGAACTGTAAAAGCGGGTAAAACTAAAAATGTTCCTAAATCAATAAACTTTGTAGAAAAAGCATTAGCAGAGCCAAAGGTAATCAAAGCATTAGATGATTTATATGATTTAATCGGAGATTCTTTTTTAGCAGAATTAGATGATGCATTAAATGAAATGGAATCCCAATATTAACGTCTAATATATTTTTTAACTAATTGGTTAAATAAAGAAAAAGATTTAGATGGCGATTTCCATTACACAAACACCAGCAACAGCGAGTTTAGCTCAATCTCCAATAATATTTACCGTAAGTGAAAGTAATACTTTAGCATTTACTTCATCTTCATTTCAATATATTGGTGAATTATATTATTGGACAGGTTCAGTATTAGATTCTGGCTCTTTACCTGATTATACAATTACTAAATTTCCAAATACTGCAAAGGTTGGTATATTTGATTTAAATAGAATTATAAATTCAACATTAACAGATTTATTAATTACTTCTCAATCAAATGTAAACTTTTTTGCAGTTGATTTTTATTCTGAATATTTATCAGGCTCAACATTTGTAACAGGTTCTCATACAAAATCAAGCGTATATAAAGCATTAGATGGGTATGGAATATTTCCTGAAACAATAGGAGCACAATTACAAAGTTTAACTTCATATTTTCCATTATTAACAGATGGACCTATTTCACAAAGTGCATTGAGTGAAAATGTAGGATATAGTGGAGTTTGGACAAATCCATACATTAGCGGTAGTACATATGCGTGTGATAAAATAGTATATACATCAGATGTAACTTCTGCAAATTATACAATAAGTGGAGATACAAATTCAACAGGTCAAATAGCAGGTTATCCAATAGGACCATCACAAAGTGGTTTCCCATTATCGGGTTCATTCAGTTGGTATAAAATTCAAGCATTTAACGGAGCGACAGCATTATCTCAACCAATACATTTTGATATTGTATGTAATCAAAAATATCCTAACGTAAGAATTAAATGGAAAAATCGTTTTGGACAATTTGATTATTTTAATTTCAATATGGTTAGTAGAAATTCTTTCCAAACAGAAAAAAGAAATTATCAACCGCAATTAGGTAGTTGGGAACAATCTCAGTTCGCTTACAATTCATATGATAGTGCAAATAGAAACTATATAAATGATAGTAAACAAAATATAGAAGTAAATACATTTTGGATACCAGAAGATTATAATAATATATTCAAACAATTATTAGTAAGTGATGAAATATATTGGGTATATGATGAAGCGAATAATTTAGTAAGACCATTATCAATAGCAACATCCGGTGTTCAATTTAAAACTGGAGTTGTTGATAAATTAATTCAATATACTTTTGAATTTAACTATGGTCAACCTTATAAATTAATTATGTAATATGGGAGTTATATCTACACAAGGGTTTACATTCAGATTAATGGCTGGTGAACCGGCTCAACAATTAGACCTATTTCAAGATGAAGATTATATCATAAATAATAATATCACAGGTCTTTTTGATATTGGTTTATTACCATCTGACTTCACTCGTCAAATAACCCTACCTGGAACGAAAGTAAACAATGCATTTTTCGAGCATTGTTACGATATTAGTATAGATAATCCTTTTGTATTTGCAACCAACCAGAAGGTTCCAGCATACTTTGAATTTGATTCTGTATACATTTCACAAGGATACTTACAATTAAATAAAGTAAATGTAATTGCGAATAAATTTATTGATTCATATGAAGTAACTCTTTATGGAACTTTATCATCATTCGGTAGAGATATTAATAGATTATACCTTAATGATTTAACTAATTTA